TTGAAAATCTCCATCTTGCTAAGATCTGGGTAGTCATCCATCGGGAGATCTGGATTATCCTTGGGTAGGAACTTCATCCGTATGAGGCCAGCGGCGGCTTGCTCTGGGGTCATATAGAAGTGCCAACCCAGCATCACCTGATCGTCCTTGGCTGGCACTCCCTCCGTGCGTCCATCAAAACGTGCCTTCCGGAACCATTGGTAAGCTTGGAAGTCATCGGTAAGGATAGCACCTCCCCTGCCGATCCCCAGATGTTTCTGCCAATGGAAGGAGAGACACATCATGGTGTTGGGAATGTACATCCCAGAAGTGAAGTGTTTTGCAGAATCAATGATGGGGTACGGTTGCAAATAATAGAATCCCTTCCAACGGGCGGGAAGGAGTTCTACTAGAAATCCAGCGTGAAGGATCTGCATCGGAACAGAGACATAAGTTTTGTTGGGTATGGTGATGTAGCGATTGTGAAATTTGTAGTTAAGGTGCCACTTCAAACACAGAAACAGAGCGTTCGTGCAGGAGTCCACGGTGACAATGTAAGGTACTCCGGTGTAGTCGGCGAGGGCCTGTTCAAACTGCCTGACTACGAGATATGGGTCCGTGATGTTGCTCATTTCAAACTAGACTTCCATTGTTTTACGGTTAATCCCATGGAGTGTATGTGAGTAACCCAAAACCTCCGATATTTGAAACTATGCCACTCACCAGCATGACCATATCCATGAATAGAACAGTAAAAAGTCATTCCAGAATGTTCCTCACCCGATCCAGATCCTCTTTGGTGTCCACGGAAAAGTCAAATTTTGAGTAATCCTTAAAGGCCTTCACGCACCACATTTTGCAATTGGCTTTTATCCATGGGGTAACGTGTTCTTTCATTTCTTTCCGATTTCTCTCATCTTCTTCTTTGTGATTATTTGCCAACAACAAAGACCCATAGGTAAAGATCTCCGTATCCCATCCTTGGGGAAAAGTCCGTTCTGGGTAGATGTTGCTGACGTACTCATAATCGCCATAAGAATCAGCAAAAACCTTGATCACTTTATTGGAGGTGCAGGGGTCCAGCAACGGGCAGTCGGCGGTGATACGGACGATGGCCTCCGCATTGTAGTGGTGGGCCGCTTGGAGATAGCGGAGAAGGACATCATCAGTTGGACCTACAAAAAACTCAATTTTATTCTCCACGCACCATTTAACTATTGGAGATTTATTCGATAAACCAGGAACTTCATCGGCAACAGCAACTACGACTTTATCGACATTTAACCTCTTGGCCTTGCTTACAACGTGTGACACCATCGGCCTTCCAGCGATATCCATCATAGTCTTACCTGGGAGACGGGTGGATCCCATCCGTGCCTGAATTATGCAAACAATCCGCATTTCTTTAATGCTCCGACCAAGGCTATTGGATATAGGGGATAAAGAATCCTGTAGACATCTGGAGTAGTGAGGTCGCCTGTAATAGGCAGTTTCACTTTGGTTTCACACATCACCTCGCCCTCATCCACCTTCTCCGTCATCCTGTGACAACCGACACTAGCCATCGAATCTTTATTCTTGATCAGTCTCCCGATAGGATCTGCTCCCTTGTATTTCCACAGGCACGGGTGGACGTTGAGGCCTCCGTACTCCAAGGAATCGAGGAACTCCTTGGGAACGATCTCTCTCCCGTGGACGCACACAAGAAGATCGTAGGCACCGATTCGCACCTCCTTGATGGATTTGTAAGTGTCAGACTTAGGCGTACTGAAAGCTTTCATTCCCTTGTAGGGAATTACACTAGGTTTCCAATCTAGGGTGTGCAGGGTGGCAAGCCCGATCTCGCCTACTGTCTGGCCTCCCATGTAAAGGACTCTGGGATATTTCACATCAGGCCCTCCAATTTCAGGATGTTTCGCATTTCACTCATCGCAATCTTGGGAGCATTCTCGCTGGAGGTATTCGGGATCGGCCAACCTTGTTTTTTCCATTCCTGAATTTCTGCATCGGTCATTAGAACCTCATGGATCTTTTCGCCGGGAGTCCTGAGGCCTACGATCTCATGGCCTCCCTCCCAGCCCTTTGGGGCCATGGCACTAGCCAGCTCTACAATTCTCATCGACCTGAGGTTTGGAATGTGGATCTCCCCTTTGTTCATTTGTTGGACCGATTTAATAACAAAGTGAGCCGCATCCTTCAGAGTGATCCAGAAACGAGTGCAACGGGAATCTGTGATAGGGATGGGTTTGAACTGGTCGATGCACTCCTTGAACAGATGCACCACGCTTCCCCTGCTTCCCAGCACGTTCCCGTACCGCACCACGCCGATCTTCATGTTGGCAGATCCAACGTAGCTATTTGCGTGGATGGCATAGGACTCAGCCAAGAACTTGGAGGCCCCGTAGATGTTCTGGGGATAGACGGCCTTGTCGGAACTGATCACCATGCACTTCGTTGTCAGATAATTCTCTATGGCAACATCCACCACGTTCATCGTGCCGAGGACATTGGTTTTGACTACTTCAGAGGGATTGTAGGCTACGGCATCGACTCGCTTGAGGGCGGCGGTGTGGATCACGGTGTTGACTTCACGCATGGCAACCCTGAGGCGGTCTCGATCCCGGACATCTCCGAGGAAGAACCGGACCATCCGATTTGAAGAATAGGCATTTTGGCCTCTGGTGAACGGCTCAAGCTTCTTGGCAAGCTCTGCCTGTTTCCATTCGTCTCGGGAGTATATGATGACTTTGCAATCGCCGGCTTGAAGTAACTGCCAAGCGACTGTACTCCCGAGAGAGCCTGTGCCGCCCGTAATCAGGTAGGTTTTCAATGTCGTGATTCTACATATTCAACCGATGGATGTCCACACTAAAAGAGATGTGGGATTTCCGGGATCTTTGTTGCAAATGATCTCTTGGGCCGCAAACTCGATGTCGATGATTCCGAGTTTGGAGGCTTCCTTCACAGTAGTCCACAGGTTCACGTTCCAATTCTTAGAATCGAACCATTCTTTTTGTAAGATGGTGTACTTTCCCAGATCCGGGTTGGCTTGAAAACCAAAAGGCTCAAGATGAACACACACAACCCTTTCCGCTGAATGAGCTATGGTCGAGATAAGATCCATGGATATCAAATGCACCGATTCAATGGCGTGACAGGTGAAGACAAACACTCGCTTGCAGGACTTCAGAAGCGAGAGATCGGGTTTATTAAAATCAAAGAAGAAAAATCGGATGTCGAATTCACTTTGTAGGGATGCTAATAATTCTCCTCCTTTAATTCCACTCTGGGCAATCTCTCCTCCAAAATAAGGGATGCCTTTAGGTCCGAAGCGATAGACTATTTCAAACAGATTTCTGCCAAACCCACAACCCAACTCAACGACACAATCGAATTCTTCTCTGTAGAGCAAATCGACCAGAAAATCATTCATGTCTAACCGGACATAGCTTGGTAGAATACACTTTTCGCCACGAAGAGATGATATCGCATATATAGGAACGCCTGTCGGAAATAATTCGACTTCTTTTGAAAAGCTTTTCTGTCGCATGATTGTTTGGCCCTCGACAGAGGAAACTACTTCATTGGTACGATGTAACTTATTTATCGCCTGAATAATTCGGCATGGATTGGACTCTCCTTGGGCAACTAAATCTTTCATGGCATTCAAATCTAATTGCCATCGATTTTCATAATAATCCGATCCTAAGGGGAGAAGTTGCGCCGTTTCACTTGAGGCAATTGGCATAAAAAAAAGCTATCACACCCGGAGAGGGATAGACAAGCTAAATAAAAGCATGGTACGATTTTTGCCGTGGAAGACAAAAAGGGCGATAGCAGGACAGAGCAGAGCATAGAGGAATTCGAGAAACTCCTCCATGACGAAGAGAAAAAGGCTCTAGGAGGAATTACCTCTGAAAATCTCAAAAAGCCCCTCGCCCTGATCTACGGGAAGCTGTGTGTTGACATCAAGGCACTCAAAGAAGCCAGACTACTCGAAGCGGAACGGGCCTTGGAGGGGTTGATCAGACTTCAGCAACTACTAGACAACAAGCCAGAACGTATCGTTGAGCTCCGGGGCGTTAAGGCCCTTAGTGACAGAGAGGTCGATGAGCAGATCCAGAAGCGACTTGAAAAACTGGGCAAGACCCTAGATGTGACTCCTCCTCCAATTGAGGAACAGCATTAATGGAAAGATCCGACAAGGAAACCCTTCTCGAACTTCTCCAAGAAAAAGATAATCGCAAGACGGAAGATCCCTTCCGTGCATTCGTACCTACCCCAAAACAAAAAGCATTTATAGATTGTACCCTTCCAGAGGCGTGGGCTATTACGGCAAACAGATGGGGTAAAAGCCAAGCTCTTGCCCTCATCGCCGCCAGAGCCTTCAGGGAAGGCATGGAAGCCATGCACCCAGCAATGCTCTCAGGGGGCGATATGATCTGGGATCGGGCGGCTAACATCTGGGTAAGTTCATTAGATTTTGGACACAGTAGAGAAGTTCTTCAGCCTTATTTATTTGACAACGGATTTGTTCCCCCCGGCATCCAACCCCTAATTCCCAATAGAGAGATCAAGAGATGGTACAAGGATGAACGGCAAACTTTGATCGGCAAATACGGATCCCTGATGTCGTTTAAGTCAGCGGAGAGCGGCAGACTCAAATACTCAGGAGCCGGGAAAGACTTGGCCGTAATCGATGAGGAACATCCCAAGGATATTATCGATGAGATTATAATCCGTGTGCCAGCCGGCAAGAAACTCTTCCTCCGGGGTGGCGCAACGCTACTTCCCCCAGAGGGCAACGTCGGTGGGGTCACATGGATTTATCCAGAGATTATCCAGCCATGGTTGAGGGGAGAGAAGAGAGAGACCGTTGCTTTGTTCGGTGGATCCATCTGGGATAACCCTCACATCTCCAGAGAAGAGATTGCCCGTCTCGAATCGAAATACCCCCCGGGAAGCGTTGAGGCCCGGATCAGGCTGGGTGGAGAATGGTTGCCGGGGTTAGGTGGATCACGGGCCTATACACCGTTCTCTAGTCTCATTCATGTCAACAAGGATGTCGAATTACTCCAGAATTGGCCCTTATGTTGGTCTTTGGACTTCAACGTGGATCCCATGATTTCTACCATAGGTCAACTCATTCCCGTGGAAGGTGGAAAAAAGAAATTCCGGTTCATAGATGAGATTGTCTTGGAGGGCGGTGCTACTCCCATGGATGCGGCAGACGAGTTCCAGAGGCGATATAGAACTCACTCCGCAGAGATCTGGGTCTACGGAGACTCTACGGGCCATAATCGTGGGCAGAACAACAAGTCATCCTATACGATGATCATGGAGTCCTTCAGAACCTATCCTGGAGTGGTCCGACTGAAGATCCCTGAAAAGAACCCGTTCGTCACAGACCGCATCAATGCCTTCAATGTGGCCCTCAAGGGCATCGATGGATTTATTGGAGTAGAGGTTCATCCTCGATGCGTGGAGCTTATTGGAGATCTGGAACAGGTTCAGAGAGAGGCTAGGCCCCCTTACGGAATCAAGAAAGCCACATACAGAAAAGATCCGTACTTCAGGAGAACCCACGCCTCAGACGGCGCCGGCTACTGGATTGTTTTCGAGGCCCCTGTCGGCAGATCGAATATAGCCTCGAAATATGTTCCCAAAATAACTCCTCCCGGTTACGCTTGGACAACGGCATGATCACCTTTGAATACTGTAGGGCGTGTGGTCACGAACTGAAGCCGGGAACGGCAGGAAGGGGAATTGGAGTCTGCACGAATTGTATGTATAAGCAGAACGATAAGAAGGTTCTGAGCATTCCAATTCCCAGGTACTCGAACAGAGAGGAAAAACGAGATGGCGACTAGAAGACGAGCTCCAGGCGAAGACAAGCCCGTTTCTCCAGATAGTTCACAAACTGTAATCAACGCAGTCAGGCAGTACCGCACCGAGGGGGAGGAACACAGGCGCCGGAGACTGAGAAGGAACAAGTTCAACATGGACACCTATATGGGTGTTCAGGATTGGTCTCATAAGCAGAGAGGGCAGTCGACAGAGTTCCTTCCCAAGGTTCCGGTGGCCGTCGAGCAATTTTCCGCATTCATAAAACGTGCCTTAACCCAGTTTGGGGATTGGTTCACCGTGGATCTGGGCAGAGGCCCACAGATCCTTAAACCTCACGAAATCCGTGCGTTGATGATGTGCTATCTGGACAACCTTGCCGATAACTTCAGAGAGAAGATTCCTTTCGATGTGCGTATGTCCGACGCTATTAAACAGGGATTGCTCGAGTCTCTGATCATCCTGAAAATCCACGGATTCAGAATTCCCGAAAGAGCTTTCTTCGCAGAGAGGGGCGAGGTTCTGGATGGAGAGGGATTTGCCACAGGAGAAACAGAGACCTCTCTGAAAAAGGTGGAGTTCAAAAACTGGCGACTCGCCATCGATCTGGTCAACCCAAGAGACTTCATAATGGATCCCAGCGGAAGGGGCCTTTACAAAATCCACAGGGTTGAGAGGGATTTGCATGATGTGAGAGCTTGGGCAGACCAAGGCATTTACAACAAAGCGGCGGTAGGGCAGATCGAGGCTGACTTCGCCCGGAAGGACGAGGAATATGATGATGCCCGTAGACGGCACCGAAGAGATGCAACGCCTCCGTCCTTCAGGAGACGAGTGATTATTGACGAGATGTGGGGAGACATCCTTGACCACAGGGGCCATGTGGTTGAGAGGAATATCGTGTGTGCCGTGGCGAACGATAAATTCCTGATCCGTGATCCAGAAGCGAATCCGAACTGGCACGGAGAGGATCCCTTCGTGATCTCTCCTCTGATTCGGGTTCCCGAGACCGTTTGGCATAAGGCACTCTATGATCATTCCTCTCCCCTGAACGTGGCCTTAAACGAGATGTTCAATCTGATGCTTGACGGAGGAATGGCCGCAGTCTGGGGAGTCAGGCAACTTAGACTCGATGGTCTGGAGGATCCACGACAAGTATCTGGTGGAGTTCCTCAAGGAGAAACTCTGGTGGTGAAAGCCGATTTCCCGAAAGATACGAAAGTATTGGAAACCGTAACCGTAGGAGAATCGCCGAGAGATGCCCTACCGATTTATCTATTGGCCGACAGAGAATTCAATGCGTCAGCCCTCACGAACGATCTCAAAATGGGCCTCTTGCCTCCCAAACAGGTCAAGGCGACAGAGGTGATCGAAGCTTCCCAATCTCAAGCCGTTACTCTCGATGCTATTTCATCCGATGCAGAGAGATTGCTTCTTGCTCCCGGACTCAGGAAGGCGTGGTTGTCGATGTTGCAGAATATGGACGATCTGGATTCAGATACCGTGATCTCTGCCATTGGCCCTAGAGCCGCCCTTACCCTATCAAGAATGAGCCCAGCGGAGAGGTTTGCCGCTTTCGCTACTACTTGCCGATTCAAGGTTCACGGATTGACTGCAACGATTGCCCGGACCAAGGACTTCCAGAAAATGATGGCGCTCTTTCAGGCGGTCCAAGCTAACCCTGTTCTCCTACAGGCCTTTTTGAAGAGGTTCAGCGGAGACAAGGCACTTACTCATATCTTGAAATCCTTGAACATCAATCCGAATCACATCGAATTGGATGAGGAAGAAAAGGCCAGACTCGGGGAGACGATGAAGGAAATTCAGGGAGCATCCAATCTTCTGAACGGGAACAACAAACAAGCAGGACCGTCAGCGGAGACTACGGGTGAACCTGAACTCCCGGC